ACCACCTTCAGCAATTTGAAGGATAGCATTAGCGACACCACCTTTACCTTTTCCACCACCAAAGATTTTAATTTTAGTTCCACCACATCCACCAAGTTCTGGTGGACCAGCATAACAATTACCAAGAACACTCTTGAATCCAGGAGCAGAAACACTTGGATTAGCAAAGTCAAATAAACCAAGAGAACCAACATCTCCAGCAATATCTTGAATTGCTTGGAGAGGGGCTTCCGCAAGTGCTTTAGCTTCGTTAGCAACTGCTAAGATCTCCTCAACAGGAACACCAGTCTTATCGCTGGTTCCTTTTCCAATTACCCATTCATCAGAGGAAAGATCAAATTCTGGAGCAACTTCATTACATCCAAGTTTATCAGCAAGACCTAAGATTGCACTAGCAGTTCCGCCAAGGAATCCTCCAATATCAAATCCGTTAGATATTAAATCCAATGCACCCATAAAAGGTTTTAGGAAACTTGATACTCCACCAATAATATGATTCATCAGAGCACCAACAACCTGGTCACCAATACATTCAACAAAGTTGAATACATTCTCTGCTACATTTGTAAGTACGCCATTGATAATATCTCCAAGACCATTGATAATATTATTTGCTACACAAGGAATAGCATCAGATAATTTTTTTACTGGACCAATAAGTAATGCTTGTGCGATTGTTCCTGCTTTTTCAGCGATTGGATCACTTTGTGTTGCAGCAAAAACTGTTGCATATACGCCATCATAAAGAATCTGCAATCCACCATTCAATGCTGGAACCAAAGCATCAGTAAGATTCTTGGTCATATCACCAACAACCTTCATAGCACTCTTTTGGATACTAGCAGTCATACTAGCAATTTCACGCATGACAGTTTGTCTTGCATTACCGACAGCCTCTTTTACACTATCAGTTATTGACTGAATCTTAGAAACAAAGTTTCCAACCTCTGTTTTGATTGTACGAACAGCACTAGCGGCATCTGAGGATGCTGCTAATACTTTTTGACCGATAGCAGGTGAAGCAGATTTTAATGCTGTCTCTGTGTTTGCATTTTGACCTGTTGCTTCTCCTACTCTATCAGCAGTCTTCTTATCAGTTGCGATAGGGGAGACCTGGGATAAAGAACTCTGTTCGTTTGATTGACTATTTGCGACAATACCACCATCATTCTTTACCTTCTCAGTATTGCCTGTAAAAGGAACAAAAGGTGCCTGAAATTCACTAGTTGGAACCTGAGAAGTTCTTCCAAAGACTCCCATGATAACTGGAACTTGTCCATTATCACCATCAAGGAAGAATCCAAATACAGTATCACCAGGAGCAATAGAAACTGATGTTGATCTATTTTGAGCACCAGAACCATCAGAGGTTCCCAACAAGATAGTTGCCCAAGGTAAATCTTTGTTAGGAAGTTCTACAACACTATATGGATGATAACCAAGGATACGAACCTTAATACGATTACCCCATCCACCACCATTCTGCTGAAGGTCATAGTCTTCACCTTCAGGGGGAATTTGTCCCACCCACCAGCGGAACCCATCCCGCCCCATAAAATTAGTTTTTAAAAATGACTCCTCTAACATTATTTTTCTTTATTGTTTGGACTAAACTGACCGAAAGTATCTCTGACTAACTTTGCAGAAGTATATGAACCTTGAGCGTCAAAATGGTGACATAACTCTTTAATCATATATAGACCACTTTGCTCCTGGTCATACTCCTTTTCCTTTGCCGTTGTTGTAGCAGGAAATAAGCACTCAACAACATTACCTGCTTCCAAATCTGTGTTACAAGCAACAGTAATAGTCAGCGTTTGAGTGAATAGTGTATTATATCTCATCAATGATTGAGATTGAAATTCAAGAGCATCAGCATTTTTTTCAGTTGATACTCCAACCTCGACAGTTCCCAAATCAACGATACCAGTCATCATTCTGGTGGGAACATCACCAATAGATTTATCAGGATCATCAGCAAACTTTGGAAGTTCTATCTTACCACCAAGATTTCTTGAGTTATCAACATAATCACTTATCCTAAACTTACCCTTATCTGGACCAGTAAAGGCAAAGTTCAGTGGATTAAAGTATGCACGGAAACTAGAATATGCACCAAGACGAAGTTTCTCAAGCATATTCTGGTTTCTATTCGTTACATGATTAATAATCTGGTAATCTTGTGCTTTTTTGTTGGGATTTACAACATCATTAGCATTATATGTTACTTTCTTTTCTTGTGAGATAAGTTTATCTAAAGACTTAAACTTATATCCACTTTGAGTTTCATAGAAACAATAACCAGCAGTTCCACTTCCTTCAACTTCTGGAACACCTTTCGATGCTAACCAAGTCAATACAGTAAATGGTTTTCTCATATTACCAATGAACCCATACTTGTTCATTGTCTTATCTACTTCTACAGTCTTTGGAGTTCTCAAGTAATCCTTGATAATCTTTTCGGCAGAAACAGAGATTGGAGAAGATGTTGGGAACTTTACAGGAACTCTAGCAGTCTCATTAGTGATTGCCTCTCTTGAGCAAAGATTGAGAACAAATGATTCTGATTGATTATTGCTGATTACATTGGTAATACTAGAGACATAGAAGTATTGACTTCTATCTGAGAAATCTAGTTTATCTTTAATCCTAATAGATACTCTTTCGCCACCTCTCAAAGGTAATCCCTGGTATATACCTTTTCCATTAACAGTATTACCAGTATTGGTAATCACCATCTTTAAGGTTATTGTTGGTGAGAAGATATCCTCATAATAATCGATTGACTGAACACCAAGTCTAAGATCAACACTAGTTGACCCATCATTGGATTCAATAAGTATTTCTTCGTAAATCGAAGGATCGGAAGAGGGCATTATACGTACTCTAACTCTCTAAGAAGTGCTTTTGTGATGAAACTATTTAACGTAGTTCCGCTAGGAATAGAAATAGATTCTTCACCACCAGATTGAGGCATTGGTGCAGAAGGAGAAGAACTTGATGGAATTGGAACAGTAATAACAGATCCTCTCTTCTCTGGTGTAACACCTTGAGCAACTTGACTTCTGCTTCCAGTTCCTTGAAGATCAACTGAAGGTCCACCTACATTAGAAATGGTATCTCCTGGTGCAGATGATACCATCCCATCAATCTTTGCTTTTGTAAGGCGAATCAATGCAACATAAGGTGCTGGTGATGTATTACCACCATAATTTGATGATCCTCTTTCGGTAGATGCTTCTAAGTGAATGTGAGGTCCAGTAGAACGTCCTGTAGAACCTGTGATAGCAAAAGATGTCCCTGCTGGAACTTTACCAGAGGGAATAATAATTTTACTATTATGTGCAAATCTCAGTTGAACTCCTTGAGATGGAACCCAAAGATCAATCAAATATCCATAAGCACCATAAGATCCAGATGCAACAACTTCAGCATCAGCAGTTAATGAAATATAAACACCAGCAGGACAACCAAGGTCAATACCACCGTGTGGTTTTGTTCTAAAACTTTCCTGCATACCTCTGGTTGAAGTAACAGTTGCTCCCACTTCACCGCCAAGTAGTTGAGTAACATCTTGCCCAACTCTATATCTGGTGTTAGAATCAACCTGTGATGTTACAGAGGTATTAGTTCTAGGACCAGCTGCTGCTTTTTTGGCAGCAGGGAGAAACTGCTCGTAACTCCGATTAGTATATACAGACCAAGCACCAAAACCTTGCTGCTTGAGGATTGCATACGCTGCTTTAGCGTTTGTAACAGGATTGAATAGTTCATCATTTGATTTAAGTCCAAATTGTTTTCTTCTTTCTTCACCTAACATATATCCAGGTTCGTCAAGCATATTAATCTGCCACAAACCATATGAATTGTCAGGATATGTTGTATTGTGCGCTCCACTTTTACCACCAGACTCTGCTAAAGCAATAGCAGTCATAAGAGGAACATCTTTTTCTGGGATACCTGCTGCTCTCGCTACTTGAACGATTTGTTTAGCATCAAGTGTTCCACCAGTAGGAAGAGATGCAGATCCTTCTTGACCTTGCTGCCCCTGTTGACCTTGTTGACCTTGTTGACCTTGTTGACCAGAACCAGGGGATCCAGGTTTATCTGGAAGACCAAGAATTTTTCTAGCAAAATTTCCAATAATCTTGAATAGATCAAAATCTTGAAGCATTTGAATCATATTTCTAAAGTCTTGTTCAAATGCTCTAGCACCATTCTGTAACTTAGTTACACCTTTATCGATTATCTTTTTTTGTCCAAAGAAATCAAAACTAACAAGTTTAGTAAAGATATCACCAAGATTGGAAGTAAATCCTGTAAAGAAATTTACTGTTCCCTCATACCATCCTTTGAGTAAACCAGCAGCTTGTTGTATGCGTTGAGTTAAATCTTGAACTGTTTTAATAATAACAGGAAGACTTGTAACAACCCATCCAACTAAAATAGTTCCAATGAAGTCCATAATTCTTCCAAGGAATCCTTTTGTGCTACTTCCAATGACCTTAGTAGTTCTGCGGAAGATACCACCTACTCTAGATGCCTCAATTTGATCTTCTTGTTCTCTCCTCCTAACTGCTTCTCTTCTTCTCCCATAAAGTTCACGCTTTTTAATTATAGCACGCTTTTGATTGCGATTACCTTCAGTAAACTCTTTTATTATAACAGATGACGCACTATTTGCGGCGCGAAGACTAGCACCAAAGGCATTGATGGAATTTTGAATTCCTTCTATACTATTACTATTTTTTAATAGAGAAGTTTTTATTTTAGCCATCAGACTCCTAATACATTGAAGTTAGAAATAGCACCAAAGGTGTAGATATTATCTTCATTGTTGGTTGCATAACTTTCTACACCACCAATAGGACCAGAAGCAGCAGGTGCTGCTGCTGTTTGTGGTTCATTTGATGGAGTTTGCATGGGTATAACAGTTACACCAGGTTCAGCAACTGGTTGCGATACATTTTGTGCAACTGTTTTACTCTTATTCATTGACTCCAACATTGATGGTGGAAGAGTTCCATACTTACCAATATACTGTTCTTGTTTGATATATTCTGTGGTTTCTGGGTCAAGAACTTTTTGACCTGATAGATTCGCTTCCGAACCCATAGGTTTTGATAGATCAACCTCACCATTACCAACATCAACTGTTAATTTTGTTTGACCATATTCTGCTTCTTTCGTTGGACCTGCAGGATCTAATTCTACATCGCCTTGTTTTGCCATCGATGTAAGCAAGTCTTTCGACATTCTTGCTGTAAGATCTGCAGAATCTTTTAAAGACTCTATAGCATTGGTTGCATTATTGAGTGAAAGACCACCTTTACCAAGATCCCCTTTACCACTTTCAGTTTCTACTTCAGATTTTGGCGTTTCTGGTTTTAAGTCTGGTGTTTCAGGATTGGATTCTACATTATCTGTAGCATCTGTAGTTGTAGTTGTGTTTGCATCAGCGTCAGGATTTTGTTCTGGTTCTGGTTCTTTTTCACCATCTCCAACCTCAAATATTGGATCAAATCCAGCAAATTCGGCAAGAGCATTTGCTACTGTCTTACCAGCATCTACAATAAACGAAAGTAATTGTCTTCCTGGTTTTGTGAAAAGTCCAACGGCAGCAACTGCTAATAGTTTTACACCAAGGACAGAGAATGTTCCCAGGAGAGCAGCAAGACCTAACTTGATTCCTGCGTATATAGTACCTATAATTGCAAGATTTTTAAGAACATTATTTTTGATTTCATTTAACTTATCTTTATTTCCTTCACTCAATGCCTTCAAGGTTTGAACACCTTGATTCAACAACCATCCACCAAGAATAGCAACAAAGAAATCTTGAAGTCTACCCAATGTAAACTGTGCTTTATTAGCAATCTTTTGAGCAGGTGCTAATGCTGCTGCTTGTATCTTTTTCTCAATCTGACTTTCTTTTCCTTCCCTAAGTTTCTGCTCAGAAAGTCTTCTTTCTAATTCTTGATCTTGATTATCTTTCTGTTCCTGAAGTCTTCTTGATGCAGTAATCTGAGTGCCAATAACTTGAAGAGAACCAGTTAATGACTGCATCTGGGCAGTAAGATTCTGTATCTGTGTAGATACAACACCAAGTTGTAATGAGTTCTTTGTGATAAGTGCTTTAGACTCAGCAGCATCCTCTACGGCAGCAGGAGCAACCGCTCTGCCTGTATAGGCAGTAGCGGACATTCTTGGTCCTCTACCGAATATTGGGGAAATCTCAACCATTCTGCTGTTGTGCCTTTAGGTTTTCTTCTTCAATATACTGTTGGAGGAAAGCAAGGTAAATTTCTTTCTCCCACGGTATCATATTTTCTAACTCTGTCAAGCTATATTTATGATGCTGCATCAAGGCAAAATTGATTCGGAAGTATGACTCAAGGTCAGTATGAGCCATACTCACCCGAAAAAACTTGCTAGACCCTCCAATACGATTTCATTATCTACTCCCGTGTTGGGATTCTTGACCACAACAGTGTGAGAGAGTTTAGGCATTGTAGCAAAGAAAGTTTCAATCTCTTTGAATTGCCTAGAGTTCAACTGTTCAATAAAGTCCTTCAGTTCCTTCTCAGTACAGTCAGCAGCAGACCACGACTCCTCTTCATTATAAATCTGCTCAATACAGGACATAATGATACTAAAAGTGTCTTCAACACCAGCATCAGCAACAACGAAGTTGTTTTGGATAAACTCATTCATTGAAGGATATCTCATTCTAAGAGTCAATTGATCATCAAGTTTGATGTCTCTTGAGTGCTCTTCATCATGTTGAATCTGAATAGAATCCAAATCAATCACAGTAGGAACTTTTGTGGTTCCATCATCAGGACAAGTCACAAGAACTTCCACTTCTTCACCAACAGACTTACCACGAATGTTGAGGAACAAATACTCAATATCAAAAGTAGAGAGTTCTTCTACTTTGACTCCACGGGTGAGGATGCAGTTCTTGATTACATCTTTGACTGCACCAGCAATCTGTTTTGTATCTTCGCTTTCCATAGCGACGATCAAAACCTTTTCTTCCTTAACTAAGAATGGTCTATACTTAATCTTCTTCTTAGTCGAAGGTATCACCAACTCATAGGTTGGTGTAGCAATCTTTGGTAAAGGCATTACAATTCATGCACATCAGTAAAATTATTTAGTGGGGTTAATTGCGACCTCTAGCACTAGCATCATTAGATGATGTAAAATTGGAATTACTGATTTGAGTATTAGTTAATATAGAAGTGTCTGGATTAACATTAAAAAGATTCGCATAATTATTCGAATTCAAGAAACTTGATGTTTTTAAACCAAGGTCATTGGGAAGATTAAACGCATCACTGAACGATGCACTATAAACATCTTTTGAACCTTGAGAGAATAATCCAGAAAAATTTGGATTTACTAGATTATTACTATCACCAATGAATTCATTAATTGAGCGAGATTGTCCAGAGTAATATCTATCATAATGGAATGAAGCAGATGCCTTCAGGATTGTTGAACCCTCATATGAAACTGGTGTTGCATTCAATGAGATTGGGAACAGTCCAAAGAATCTATATTCAATATATCTCTTATAATCTCTTTCAAACTTGACGATTCTAGTTTCGTCACACTTATACTCACTTGGATATCTCATCCTGAAGTAGTAACCCTTTCGAAGTGGATTGACTCCATCTTTAGTTTCACTACCAGAAGAGATAAACTCCATCCAGTGCTCTAAGAACTTTAATGATCTGTAAGCATTATCAACATAGAACTCCATATCCATTTGGACAAAAGTTCTAGTGTGTGCGAACTTCTCAGCAACCCCAGTAAAGTTACCGACTACATCGGCAGTAGCAATTCCACTACCTGGAAGTGATGCTCTACTACAAAGCAAACTAAGATTATCAGTGATAAATCTATCATTCATCCCTCTATCACGGAGATGAGTTCTTAAATTTCCACTTAGACCACCAAACTGAACAACAAAATGAGAGGTCTGTGCTACTTCAGTTAATGTTGGTTTTATCTGCGATATCTTTTTCGGAAATGGTCTAGGCACTCTAAATACTCTTAGGTGATTGTTTAGTTATTTAGATGTCATATAAGGGAAAATATAAACCCTCTTATCCAAAGAAATATAAGGGTGATCCAACCAATATCATATACCGTTCTCTTTGGGAACGCAAGTTCATGGTTTACTGTGATAAGAACGAAAATATATTAGAATGGCAGTCTGAAGAGTTCTGCATTCCATATCGTTCTCCTATTGATAATAAGATCCACAGGTATTTCCCAGACTTCTTTATCAAATACAAAGACATCAACGGTAGAGTTAGATCATCATTGATTGAAGTTAAACCACTTCGACAGTGCTCTCCTCCACCCAAACCAAAGAGGCAGACTAAAAAGTATCTGAGTGAAGCATATGAGTATGCTAAAAATCAGGCAAAGTGGGAAGCAGCAAGAGAATTCTGTAGAGACAGAATGTGGGAGTTCAAAGTAATGACGGAGAAAGAACTAGGTATCAACTAATGGCGAAACGACCAACAGATACAGATACTAATGTAAACAGAATCCGTTCTGTTGTCAATGATCTAACAGGTCTCAAAGATCCTGATGATAAAATGTTAGAAGTTCTTGAACTTTTGACCCCAACTTCAGTTAGAGATATACAACCTGGAAAGTTATATTTGTTTATCTACAACGCTAAGACGCCAAATCTTTTATATGATCAGAATCCTTTCATAGCAGTCACAGATGTATTCCAGTGGGGATTCCGTGGATTCAGTGCTCACTGGAGAGAACCAAGACAATATACATGGAGTGAGGTGGGAACTGATGTATATGAAGTATATCGTTCTGAGGTAACTGATGTACTTAGACTGTCACTTATGAATAAGCGACTAAATAACTAAAAAACTAGTCGGATGCTAGATTATAACTTAAATCTTAAATCTAACTTTGATGCCAAGTCTGCCTTCAAGATGGGTAGCGATTTAGCCAAGAAAGGTGAAAATTTTTTAGATCCTAAGATGCCTAGGATTCTTAGGTATCCTCTTGCTGCGATTGATAAGTCGCAGGATATGCTGCTGATTAGAATATACAATAATGTTACAAATATGCCAGGTAAAGATGATATTACTACGGTTACCGACATAAAAGATGCATCAGGTAAGACAATTCGTTCTGATGTTAATTTTGCACCAATAAAATCTAAGTCTGATAGATTTAATGAATCAGAGGTAGGAAAAGAATTAGAAAAAAATGCGAGATATATCTACTTACCAATTCCACAGCAAGTAACAGACTCACTCACTGTTGGATATGCCGAAGATACTTTGAATCCACTTCAAGCTGCTGGAATGGCTCTTGCTAGTAAAGGAATTACTGACCCAGGAAAGGCAGCTGGAGCAATTGGAAGAATGATTGAGGGGGCAACTAAAGGTATAAACAAGTCCGATATAGATGCTCTTACAACAGTTCTCGCAGGAAAAGCAATCAATCAACTTGGTGCTAATGTTAATCCACAATCACTGATTACTCGTTCTTCTGGTCAGATTCTTCAGTCTAACTTAGAACTTCTCTTCAGTAATGTAACTCTTAGAACATTTCCATTTGTTTTTGATTTTACTCCAAGAGATCCTCAAGAAGCACAGATTGTAAAAGATATAATCAGAACAATCAAGAGGGCAACAGTTGCTAAGAAAGGTGGTGGATTATTCATCAACTCTCCAGATTTATTCCAGTTCCAATATATTGCTAATGGAAATCAAGATCATCCGTTCTTGAATAAATTCAAAGTTGGTGTCCTTGAAAACATCTCTGTTGATTATACAGCATCTGGAACTTATTCTACTTACAGTGATAAGACACCAGTTCATATTAGAATGTCTCTCACTATGAAAGAGATTAATCCAGTTTACGCTGAGGATTACGACGACGAACCAACAGGAGTAGGATTCTGATGAGTTATTTTAGAGAACTACCTGATATTTTATATCAGTCAAATTTACTACACAAAGTTTCTTCTCAAGAATATATTCGAATCAAGAATATCTTCCGTAGAGTAAAGATTCAAGATTGGATTGCAGAGAACACGAACTTTTTTAATAAGTATACTATCCGTGATGGTGAAAGACCTGATACCATGGCGGAGAGATTATATGGTTCTTCAGATCGTGATTGGATTATTATATTAACTGCTGGCATCACAAATATTAGAAACGATTGGCCATTAGGAAATTATGATTTATATCGTTATGTTGAA